CTACCAAAACAGACCTATAAGCCTATACATGGCATTTGTATCCGGCGGCACTGATGATGTTGATGGCTATCTTACTCTTTACAAGGGCAGGATGATTAACATTGATATATCAGATGACGTTAATGGATCAAATATTACCCTTCAAACAGAAAATAGATTGCTAGACTTGCGTAGGCCGTCAAATATCCGCTACACAAAAGAATCTCAACAGTATCTATATAACGGCGATACCTCTCTTGACCAAGTGGCTAAAGTAAGCCAGATGAATATTGAGTGGGGTCGTGCGGGGGGCGCGGGCGGGGCGATTATCTGGGATGATCGTAGCGGTGGCAGCGGGCTAGACGCAGAAGGTAGGCAGAAGTTTTAAATGAAAAAGCATCCTGATTGGGAGCAGAGACTCCATGACTTCTTGGCATCCAATAAAGACACTAGGTTCTCTTGGGGTGCTTGGGATTGCTGCGTTTTTGTTGATACAGCTACTAAGGCTATGACCGGAAGCCACGTTATTCCAGAGTTTATTGAGTGGGGCAATAAGAAGGCGGCGCTACAGACTATTAGGGAATATAGCGGAAATTTGGCAGGGTGCGTCAATAAAGCGGCATTGGGCGCAGGAATGATAGAAGTGCTACCTAGTGATGTAATGAAAGGAGACCTCGTTGTATATACCTCAGAAGGGAATGATGGTGCGGGGATATATGACGGATACGCAATAGCCGCTCCCTCAGATGATGGGCTTGCTAGAAAACGCAAGGACTTGATAGTAAAGGCGTACAGAGCTAATGAAAGCGATTAAAACAGCGGTAATAGCCGCAGCAGTAACCTATCTAACGATTGTAACTGGTGGGGCTATACTTACTTCGTTAGGCATGACAGGGGCGGGGACTCTAGGCGCTACGCTTACTGCGGCGGGATTTGCTGCATCGTCAGCGATTATTACTGGCGTGGGAACGCTAATAGCATCCGGCATAGGGATGCTCACTAGTAGAGGCATGAACGCTACTGGTCAAAACTTTGGCACTAAGATAGCCGGAAGAGACGCTCAAGCGCCTAGGCAGATTGTTTATGGTGATTGTCGTGTGGGCGGCACTATAGTAAAGATAACTACTAGCGGGACTAGCAATTACAAGCTGCACCTAGCCATAGCTCTAGCGGGCCACGAAATAGAAAGCCTTGAGGCAATCTACTACAACGACGAGCTGCTCACGGCAACCTCTGGGACTGTAAGCGGCGAAACTGTTTATACGGTAAGCAACACCTCTTTAACGAACAGTGAGAATGGCAACGCATTCAGCGGAGGCTCTCTGGTTCGTTATACGTTCCACGATGGAAGTCAAACCACTGTTGATGGCTTGGCTAACGCAGCAGTGCCTACTGATTACCCTTCTACTTGTAAATTCCAAGGCATCGCTTATGTCTATATGGAAGTAGTCTATGACCCAGAAAAGAATGGCGGGTTGCCTAATCTATGGTTCCAAGTAAAAGGAAAGAAGGTCTATGATCCTAGGACTACATCAACGGCTTATTCTAACAACCCTGCTCTAATAGTAAGAGATTACCTTTCAGATACTATTTATGGGTTAAAGGCTCAGTCTAGTGAGATAAATGATCTTGATGCTAGCGGGGGCTTTTATGCTGCTGCGGATATATGCGACCAGACAGTTACCTTGCCTTCTGGCACTGAGAAAAGATACACCACAAACGGATTTACTAACGCATCGGCTTCTGGCGACGGTTTGCTAGAAGGGCTTTTGTCTTCTTGTTCTGGGGCTATAACCTACACCAACGGGCAGTTCAATCTATTCGTTGGCGGAGATAGAACGGCAACGCTAACAATAACAGATGAAGATTTGCTCGGCCCCGTATCCATATCAACCAGAGGTTCTTCTGGCGATTTGTACAATGTCGTTAAGTCAATTTTTGTTGATTCAACAGCAAAATATGAGGCTATGGAATCTCCTGTATACGAGGACTCTGCCTTTTTAGCCGCAGACACCCCTTCAGGTGAGTCAAGCGCCAACTATAAGCGCATTCTTGAGATGCAGTTGCCATTCACATCAACAAATACAATGGCCCAAAGGCTTCACACGATAGGTCTAATAAGACAGCGACAGACGGCTTCAATAAGCCTTCTCACTACCGTTGAATACCTAAAGCTACAGCCTAGTGATTGGGTAAAAGTGACAAACACTAGGTTAGGATATGATGAAAAGACCTTTGAGGTTATATCAACAACCCTAGATTTCCTTGAAAATGAAGGAACCATTTTTGCTGCGACAAGATTAAACCTGCAAGAGATAGATGACACCGTTTATGACTATGATGCGGCTGATTATTTAGCGCCTATAGCAGATGGCTCTAATCCTGCGGGTGGGTCTAAAGCTATAGAGGCTCCTCAGAATCTCGCGCTAGCTCAGATAAACGCGCAAGAAGGTACAACATCAAAGATTAGTGTTCAGGTATCTTGGACGAATAGAGACGATGACGCTATTCAAGGGGTTGAGATTCAGTACAGGCTGTCCACTGATGCGGCTGATGCCTACAAAGCTGCGGGGCAAGCAGGAAGAGGATTATCCAATGTTGTTTTCGCGGGGGCGGTAGTAGGGGATCAATACTACGTTAGAGTTAGGCACTTTTCCTTTGATAACGTAGTCTCTGGTTGGACTTCTCCTGTCAATATAACCATAGCAGAGCCTGACACCATAACGGCCCCTACATCCGTATCAGCATCAACAGGCAAGCAAGGATATATTGAGATAGGGTTTACAGCTCCGGCTGTGGACAGCGTGTCTTCCGTTAACATCTACTTCAGCACATCAAGCGGCTTCACCCCTGCTGCGGGGAACCTTTTAACTAGCCTTGCGGTTAATAAAGGAAACGTAAGGACTCATAACGTAGGATTGGCTAACGGCCTTGATTATGGGACTACTTACTACTTCAAGCTGACAGCCGTAAACAACTACAGCAGCGAATCTAGCGCCTCATCTCAGGTATCTGGTAGTTTCAATCAAGTTGATACTGCGGATATAGTAAATGGCGCTATTGATGTTGCTAAGTTTGCTTCTAGCATTGAGCCTGTGAGTCTAGTCACATCTGTTCCGACGACCAAATCAACAGAGACGATCTATAACACTACAGATAATATTTTGTACAGATGGGATGGGTCGGCTTACGTTTCGGTTCAGGGGGCTACTGATTTCTCTGAACTTACAGGCACTATAGATACTGCCCAGATTGCTAATGCCGCTATCACGGCAATTAAGTTAGGAACAGCGGCAGTTGAGGCGGGTAAAATAGCGGCTAACGCTGTCACCACTGACAAGATCGCTGCGTTGGCTGTTAATGCAGATAAGATAGCGTCTAATGCAATTACTACCGCCAAAATTGCGGCAGATGCAGTAACTTCAGCTCAGCTTGCGGATAATGCAGCCACTGAAGCGGTTATCGCTAGTAATGCTATAACTGCTACAAAAATATCAAATGGCGCTATTGAAACAGCTAAATTAGCCGCAGGAGCGGTTACAGCCGCTAAGATTACGGCAGGTACTATCACTGCTTCAGAAATAGCTTCTGCTACCATAGTCGCGGGCAATATAGCCACTGGGACGATTACAGCAAACAACATAGCAGCAAATACCATCACTGCTAGCAATATCGCGACAGGCACTATCACAGCCAATGAAATACTGTCTGGGACAATTACAGCTACTCAGATAGCCGCGAGCACCATAACAGCAAGCAAGATAGCCGCTAATACTATAACGGCTACTCAAATAGCAGCAGGAGCAATATCAGCAACGGAGATATCTTCAGGCGCTGTTACTACCGCCAAATTAGCCGCTCTAGCCATTACAGCCGATAAGATAGCCGCTAACACCATTACTGCCGCAAAGATCGCTACAGGCACGATTACAGCTAATGAGATACTAGCTAACACAATAACCGCCGGACAGATTGCGGCAGGAGCTATTACTGCTACTGAGTTAGCTGCTGACTCGGTTTCTGTAGCCAAGCTAGTATCTAACACTTCGAAGGCGTATGGTAATTTCCAGTTTGAGTTTGGTACTAGCACCTCAGTAGCGGGATTCACTGGCGCAGGTATTTTGCGAGGCGCTCAAGCTAACGCATTTGGTGTGGCAGGTCTAGGGAATGGCGACCCTTGCGTGGCTGTGGTGGGGCAGCAATCTTATAATGGCGCTGATTCTTACGGGGCGTACTTTGCGAATTCTCTCTTCCTTGGCGGCACTACTCATCGGTCTCAAGCAGGACTTTGCAACAATACCAGAGCGGGTATATTTGCAGCAGGAACAAAAGCTGTCTCTTTAGCCAACTCAACCTACGCTGTTGAAACAACAGGCAACGTATACGTCAATGGCAACATTACGGCTACAGGCACGATTACTCCTTTCACTGGAATGCATGATGGCCTACTGGATGACTCTATAACGCCTGAAATTGGCGATATTATGGTTGATACTGAAGTGCTAATTAAGCGAGATGTATCTAATACCCTGTGCCTACAAGCAATCAGCAGTCAGCCGAATCAGGCCGCTATCGGCGTGTACTCGGAGATGTCACCTGCAAACTACGTCCCTGTGTCAGCTAGAAGCCCTACGCCTGAGAAAGAGTTTGATGAAATTGATGACATATCGCCAGAGAATTTACCTACGCGAGACCCGCAGTATGATGCGCTGTTCGTAGATCGTAACTGTATTATCTTGAACTCTGTCGGCGAGGGTCAGGTTAATGTTTGCAATGAGGGCGGGAACATAGTCGCAGGAGACCTAATAGTCACTAGCTCTGTAGCCGGAAAGGGCATGAAGCAGTCAGATGATATTATGCGTTCTTATACGGTAGCGAAAGCAAGGGAATCAGTAACATTTACGGATGCCTCAGATATAAGGCAAATAGCCTGTATTTATCTGTGCGGATAGTTTCACGTGAAACATCGGAGGCCACATGAAGTTTAAAGGTTTAATAGCAAAGCTGTCTGGGATTGCCCCTACTATGGCTACTGGATTAGGTGGCCCTCTGGCGGGGGTTGCCGTTAAGACGGTAATGAAGTCATTAAATTTGCCAGACGATGCTTCCCCTGAAGATTTAGAAAAGGCGGTAGATGCAGCCACTCCTGAGCAAATGTCTAGTCTTAGACAGGCTGATATGGACTTTAAGGTCAGGATGAAGGAGCTAGATATTGATCTAGTTAAAACTCAAACCGCTGATATACAAGATGCTCGCAGGACTTTCGGCAATGACCCTGTACCCAAGCTATTCGCTATGGTGGCTTTATTGGGGTTCCTTGGTTATGTATTTATGGTGACTATTCAGCCTCCTGATGCTAATGACGATGGGGTCGTAAATCTTATACTAGGCTATCTAGGGGGGTTGGTATCTGGGATATCAGCCTTTTTCTTTGGCGGCAGTAACGGGAAGTAATAATGGATAATTTAATTAAAATGCTAAGGTCTCACGAAGGGGTGAGATCAACCGTTTATCTTGATAGCGTAGGCATTGAAACCATTGGTGTTGGAAGAAACCTCAAAGAGGTGGGCCTGTCAGATGATGAGATTGACTATCTTTTGGTCAATGATATTAATCGCTGCAAGGCTGAGGCTAAGACCTTTGATTGGTATGAGGATTTAAATACTGTAAGAAGAGAGGCTATCTTGAACCTCTTGTTCAACCTAGGGAGGCCAAGATTCTTAGGGTTTAAAAAGGCTATAGCGGCTCTTGAGTCCAATGATTATGAAGAAAGCGCGGCCCAGTTCTGGGATAGTAGATGGAGAGAACAGGTAGGCAAACGAGCGGAAGATATCTGTCACATGATTAGAACAGGAAACTATCCAGATGGCTTTGAGTAGAAATCAAAGTAAGAAGCTAGGGGTTCTTTTGGCGATAATATCAAATGAGTCAATGCCTCCTGATCTATTGCAAGAGGCTATCTATGATGAGATGGCTTGCTTCAAAGAGGGTAAATACAATCTAACCCCAAAAGGTATAGACGAGAAAAATAGGTTATGTACGCTAGCGGGATTAAATATTAGATTAGGAAGCGAAAAAAAGCCCCGACAGCATCAGGGCTAATACTTCCACAAGGTCTCAAGGTTTATACTTTCGCAGCTCAAAGAAGTTAACCACGGAAGTACGAACCCATTCTCGGTAATCTTCTGGCACTCTGTCAAGTGCAGCTTTCCTTTCTTCTTTGGTCTTTAGGGCCATAATTTCAGCTATATAATGCCTAGGTCTTTTTTCGTTATTTAAGTGATTCATTTAAAGCCTATAGAATATATGTTGAGCTATCCTAACTGTAACCTTTTCCTGCTCGGCCCAGTTGGGATAAACGTAATCAGCATGATAATGAGTAGCGCCAAAAGAAGCATCCACAGCATTATTATAAGCCATGACTGCGGCTCTCCATGAATCTTTATAAGCTAGGCTAGAAGTGTTGGCATTCTCAGGCTTGCCATCACACCAATATGAGAACTGGCACCCGCTACTCTTGCTCTGCTTGACTACAGTGCAGGGGGTATCTGGATACCTGTAATCGCTAACTCTATTCATGATGACGTTTCCAACAGCTATTTTCCCTGCCACAGGCTGATTCCCTGCTTCAAAGAATATGGCTGTTGCCATGCACACTAATTGTAAGACCATCATCGGTTTTATCCTCTGCTAGTTCTTCTTGCCAAGTCTTTTCAGGCTCTTGGTATTCAATTTCTAGCCCCGCCTTGACCTTTTCGCATATATATTTAACAGCCAAAATTAGCCTAGGAGTAACCTTCTGATGCCCCCCTTCTATCCTAGCTATATGGCTGCGGTTAGGCTCCCCATTAACTAAGTATCCCAGTTTTAAGGCCATGTCTTTTTGCGTCATCCCTGCATCAAGACGTAGTTTTTTCAGGTAAGAACCCTGCATCGCTTTTTT